AAAGACATCATCACAGATTTTTTTGCCACATCGGACATAATTTCCGTTTCATAAATCGGGTTAATCAAAAACTGTTCATTGTTAGGCGACATATTCCCCATCGGATCGCCAAGGGGCAAACCGCCCCCAGCCGCCTTTGAAACCGTCCAGCCCTTTTCACTCCAAGAAACATCTTTTGGATTAGTCCAATTATCAGATTTATAGTTAGGTGAAAATGCCAATTCAGCGAGTGTTTTTTGGTTTCCCGTCCAAGTAGCCGCAATACCCTTGCCCAAATTAAAAAGCAATTCGCGCCTTGTAAGTTCCTTCGGACATGACGCTTGACTTTTAATTTCCTCTCTCAAAGATTTTACCGTTTTCTTCAAGGCTTCCACTTCGTCAGTTTCCTGAACCGTAAAAGTCTCCAGAGTTTTTACAATCTCCTCTAAGATAAACTCTTTTTCTTGAAAATAAGCCGTCGCGGTTTCGGTATTGGTAAAACCCGTTAGCTCGATTTTCTTCATCGTGGCTACCTTTGATTTAATAGCCTTCAGTAATTCGTCCATAATTACACTCCTATAAATTTATTTTTAGCAATGACAATCATTGCTCATTGCTCTGTGTGTGGATAAGACCGCCCCAATAGTCCGGCGCAATCCCACTTTTCTCATTGCTCATTGATCTTTGTTCATTGCTCTTTGCTAAGGCGTAAGGATTAGCAGGGACGTTACAAATTGAAAATTCCAATAATTCCTGTTTACGGAAAATAAGTGAAGTACCGTCTTTACTGTCCTCTTTAGACGGAATTTCAATCTCCAATACACGAAACCCGACCGAACCAGCGCGGATAACTCCGGCTTTCACGCGCTGCCCGATTGACCAACCAAAATGGTCATATTCCTTATTGTTAAAAATCACTAGCCCATGCAAACCNTCATCATTAATAAACAAACTTTCAATTTTACCGATTGCCGGAATATCGTACCTATGCGACCATTCAACTATTGGATTTTTACAGTACTGTTTAAAATCCCAACCCTGCGGATCAATCCGCTCCCCGAACCTGTCAAGGTCAAATGTTGAAAGCGTCCACGGAAAACCTTTTTCGGTTTCACTGTCCGCTGTTAGGTGAAACGGAACGGACGCTACCAGTTCCACATCAGCGGCAACCTTTTGAACCCCTGTTGATTCCTTTTTAACTCCCAGATAATCCAATAATAAAACTGAATTATCAATCTTAAATTCCCCGCTCTTGTTTCTAATTAACATACAATTCCCCCTATTCCTCAAACTTTAAAAAAACTTTTTTTTAGTTTTAAATTTGATTTTTCCTTAACTCTTGCCCATTCAGGCAAAATAATTTTTTTATCATAACGGTAAAATCTCAAATCCTCTTTATTCACAATTCCGCTAGTCCAAGCCCGATTAAACAATTCTTCCCGACTATGAACTTGAAAAACGTCAAACAAGCCGCTAAACGTGTTATCTATCGTTTTTCTTGATACGTTCATTTCATTGGCAATATCACTGGCTTTCAAACCACAGCACATTAAAATCAGGCATTCTAATTGCCTCTTTGTAACATGGTTTTTTGTTTCCGGCCATTCACGAAACAAATTCAAAATACTTTTAATCTTAGGTGAAATATATTGTTTACCTTTCATAACTACATCTAAACCATGTTTGAATTCGTCCCAACCGTCAGCCCACAAATGCAAACACGACTTAGCGCCATACCAAATAAACCACACGGCAATAGACAAGGGAAAATTATTAACGGCGCAAGCCGCAATATTCAAATCAGGAAATACTTTTAAAATTTCACCCACGTTAAAAGGCGTAGCCGCTTGATAAAAATCGCTCTCAATCAAAATAATTTTAGGATTCATTTCTTTAATCTCGATATTCAATGCGTCCCTTTCCAATCCAGTAAAAACAACATCATTAAAACCGATTTTTTCTAGGTAACATTTGTATTTTGCGTATAACAATTTTGCCTTACTTATAACCAACGTACCGCCNTCCATATTAATCCCCTTTCACCCCTTTTTGATTGGTAGAAATTGGAATTAAATTTTGTGGTCGATACCAAACNTCCCCCCATGGTTTAGTCTCTTTTCCACGTTCTTTTAAAACGTCATTAATNGTTTTCAGCCCCGCATTTATNTCCGCTATATCCCTCCTNCTTTGTTGATCTTCGCCTTCCTGNAGCTCCGCTATATCCCATAAATCAAAAACTCCGCGCACATCAAGACCAAAACGNATNAAAAATTGAGTTTCCAATATTTGCTCAAATTGCCGTAATATCGGAATCAGCGTATATTTCCAAAATGCGCTATGCTGCTCTGCGGTATCCTTGCCGGAAAGAGAAGTTGTCTTATCGTTAATATTTGCAACTCTTGGCGGTATGCCGTACTTTGCTAGAATCGTGTACAAATTCCATCGCTTTAGCTCAAAAAACTTTATAACGTCAGGCGTAAAAGTAATGGCTTTAAATTCCGTACCTTTACCCAACACGGCAATTTTGCGCCCTGACTTAACGCTCCCAAATTTGCTCTCCCACCTCTTTTCTAATTGATCAGCCTCTTCGGGTCTAAGTGTTTGTTCTGTTTTTAAAACTCCCTGCGGTATCGCGTTATTTTTTAATAAAATCGTATTTGCTTTATTGGCGTAAAAATCCTGCTCAATCTCCAATGANAAAGCGATCAGCGGATTAACGCCCCTCACAGGATTAAACGGATTCCATTCTTTAAAATGTATTATTTCATCGGAAAGGATAGGTATTAATTCAGTACCGCAATGATAAAACCACCTGCGAGGCTTATTTTTATAATCAAAACCGATACCGCCTTGAAATTCCCCTTCATGGCGCATTTTTCGGGGATCTAAAATATAAATTTCTTTTGGTAAACCGCCGCTGTAATCCTCTCCATACCACCAAAACGCCTCACCTTCCAAGAACCACCACGCGCTAGTCTCTTTCCACAGGTCAAATCGGCTTAAAGAGGAATTAGGTCTTGTAAATAAATCATAGACTTGACCATGCGTAATATCATCACCCCTTAGTTTAATTGTAAAATCGGCTCGGGCAATATTTCGGATTAAAATATTTATTGCGATGTTTACCCACGCATGGAGAAAATAAGAGTTGTTAAAAGGTCTATCTATATTAAAACTAATAAAATCATCATCACCCGTCAAGGAATTAATACCGCTTCCTGTATTATCACCTAACGCTTTATAATTATTCCTATTGTTGTTAAATATACGCTTATAGTTATTTGCAATACTCTTAAATAAATTCATGCCATTATTACCCCTTGCTGAATATCAGAAAATATCGCATAACGCAAAGCGTCTAAATAATGGTCATTTACCTTGACAATCTCCCCTGCCTCATCGCGGCAATAGTCCCAAATCTCTGAAAGCACCCCCGTACACCGCTCACAAACAAAAAATTGATTACGTTCAATCTTCGCGTTTATATAATCAATACCGCTGTCTACGGAATTATTAGCCTTAACGCCCCCCGTAATTTCCTGTATGCGTTCCCCTCCGGCTGGATCGCAATAAACTGGAAGCCCCATCGGGCTGCCGTCCGCATTATCAGGACAGTCAAGTAATCCTCTATCCTTTAACTCTTTATTAAATGATTGAGTTGTCATACAATACGCCCCATAATCCCCGATAACATAAATTACATCGTCAATCCAACCAATCTTGACAAAAGAAATATTTAAACCAAAATCCTGTCCGGCGGCATATCTTTGAAAAACCAATGTTTTTAATTCACTTGCATTTATAATCATGCTCTTATCAAACTTTTCATAAACACAGCCTTCACGTTTACCCCATAAACCGTACCTAAATCTTGCTTTTTGTTTTTCTGGTAAGGCATCAAGAATATTTGAAATATAATCCTCTGGTAAATTTTCTTTGTTATCTTCAGGATTAAGAATCATAGATTGATATAATTCTGGTTTTGGTAATGGCTCACCAGTTAGAAATTGACATTTTAAAATAAATATTTTATAAGCCCAATGAAGCGGACTCCCCGGATTGCAGTCGTAATAAAATAAATTCTTGCAACCTTCAACCTTCATTGCCAATCGTGAATAAACCGTTGTAACAACGGCATAAGAAATTTGGCTAATCTCATTAAAATAAATAGTGCAATATTCGTGTCCTAGAATTTTATCAACTTGCTCTTTATCACCAAGACCGCCGATCCAAATCTCCGAACCGTTGTAAAGTGTAACCATACTTTCATGTGCTAAATATGTGTACCCTTGTTTTCCTATTGTGTTATTTAGCCACGGTATTAGCGTTTCTCTTAAAACAGAAGTTCTTGCGTCCTTAGCTCTATAGCGACAAATCAAATGCCGACTTCCGGCATATAAAATAGCGCGAAAAATAATCGCCATCACCAATACGGTAGTTTTTCCAGACCGAGAGCCGCCAAACAACAAAATATGTATCGCTCCGCTTCTCAATAACGCAAGAGCTTTTTTTTGTATCTTAGTAGGCTTAAAAACCACCGTAGTACCCATAACTTTTATAACCCTTGAAAATCCGAAACAAAATTTAATTCGCCCTGCTTAGGTTCAATCTTGCCATTACTCGCAACCAACCCTGCCGCTTCCCGTTCCGTTTTAAT